GGTTGATATAATTATTCCTAAATTAAATGTAAAAATAGAGGAACTTGAAAATAAAAGAAATCCTGAAAATAAAGATGAAACCAATCACCAAATTAATAATTTGAAAAATAAAATAAGACTTCTTAAAGAAGAAAAAAATAAATATTATTTGGAAAACTCTAAATATTTATTTGAATACTTTGAATCAAAACAAGACATTGATAAAAACATAAACCCTAAAAAGAAGATAAGTAATTTTTTTAAATTAAAAGATGACGTAGTAAAGAGCGAAAATATAAATCATTGTATCAACGAGTATATGGAAAAAAATAACTTTGAAATAGTTAATTTAAATAACTACTCTTACAATAAGTCTATCTGTGAAAACTGTAACATTGGCGAATTAATAAAAGTAAATCACGAGGGCATTATTGTTTGCAATCATTGTTTTACAAATCATAAATATTTGGTAGACAATGATAAACCAACCTATAAAGAACCGCCTAAAGAGGTATCTTTTTATGCGTATAAAAGAATTAACCATTTCAGAGAAATTTTGTCTCAATTTCAAGCAAAAGAATCCACTGATATTCCAAAGGAAATCATAGAACAAATCGGCAGTCAGGTTAAAAAGGAACGTATACAACTCTCTCAATTAACAAATAAAAAAATGAAGGAAATCCTCAAAAAATTAAAGTATAATAAATATTATGAGCATATTCCATTTATAAAAGACAAACTTGGTATAAAGCCTCCGGTAATGAGTCCTAAACTGGAAGACACTCTATGTAATTTGTTTATGGACATTCAAATCCCTTACGCAAAATACTGTCCCAATTCAAGAGTAAACTTTTTAAACTATTACTATACGCTTTATAAATTATGCGAACTTCTCGGAGAAATTCAATATTTGGAATTTTATCCTATGTTAAAAGACCAAAAGAAGGTAGAACAAGATGAAATTTGGAAAAAAATATGCAACGATTTGAATTGGGATTATATTCCCACCATTTAAAATCCTCCTGGAAAATGTACAAGATTCGCACCTATACCAAAGCCTGCACCTGTTCGCGCACTTTCTCCCATACTAGGAATGTACGTATCTAAAATACTAAAAGTGGCTGCGGCAACCAATGCTAAAAGAGCAATTTCTTCAATATCTAATGATTTTTTGGGTATTGCGAAACAGGCAATGGCTACCATTAACCCTTCTACTAAATACTTTATAACTCTTTTTGTAACTTCTTGTAAACTAAAATTCATTATATATTAATAAGAAAAAAATATAAATATTAAGCATTCTATTATTATAATGGCTGGCTTTTCAAAAATGGTTGATTTATTGGACGAAGATAAGCCGATTGCAGAACAAAAGTTTGTATGTATGTCTTTTATTTCACCTGAAAATGAAATCAAGAACAAATCGCGGTTTTTCTTTGAAGAATTTGTAAAACAATATGATTTTAATAAATCAATGGAGAAATTCAGTCAGTTTGTAAACTATGTTTCGTATAAATACAACATTAAACCAGATGAACTGAACGAAGAGTTTAAGAATTTTGTCTCATCCGAGAGAGAGACATTAACTACAAGCATAGAGTCCGACTATAAAACATTTATTGACCTTAGGGAAAATCAACTAGAAGAAAAATATATGGATGAACATTCTATGCAGACTTCCGTAAGAGGAATAAAGATTCGCGGAGTATTCCCTACCCAACAAGAAGCGGAATTAAGGTGTAAAATGATTCGTGAGGTAGACCCAAATCACGATGTGTATGTGGGTCCAGTTGGATTATGGGTTCCTTTTCACCCAGAAGCCTATAAAACTGGAAATGTTCAGTATTTAGAAAAGGAACTAAATGAATTGATGCACGAGAAAAAGAAGAACGAGGATAGTGCAAAACTTCAATTTGATAAAAGAGTAAAGGAGGCAAAGGTAAAGGCGATTAAAGAAAATATGGAAAAGGCCAAGGACTCAAACAATAAACTTACTCAAACCATCAATGAAAAGGGTGAATTAGTCTCTATCAAAAATATGAATACACAAGAGAAAAATCTTGGTGTAAATGCAACCTTAGAAGAAATTGAAAAGGAACTGTTTGAAGGAGATACAATTATTACCGGTAAAACAGACCACGGAATAAATAAAGAGGATACCTAAATGATTTGTTTTTTTTTGTAAAAAACGCAACATTATTTTAATTACGTGTAAATGTAATGAGAAATTTTGTATAAAACATAATGCACCCGAAGACCACGAATGCACTTTTGTAAATGAATTGTATAAATTAGATGTTATTGAACCATCTAAAAAGATTGATAAAATTTAATAAAATATAATATAATGACCACAATTTCAGTAACAGTAACTAAGGTAGGAAATACAACTTTCACCAAAACAGAAATTACAGACATATCGGGAGTTATACATAAACCCGTAAGGGAAGATACTATTACAAAATCATCCACTATAACGGATGTTGTAACTGAAAGTATAAAGATAGAACCAACCTCAACTCCAAATATAAATAAAACTACCATTGATATTTCTAGTACTACAAATGCTTGTTACGATGCAGATAAGATTGACCCGCGAAATACTACCGTAAATTATCCTTATTTAGGATTAATACAATTACGAACGGTAGGTTCCAATAAGTATAATCCAAATATTCCTGTCACTACTCTAAATGGAAGAACAAATGGATATGGAGGAAATTTAAAATTTGATACCAATGCTACTCTTTTCAGTAGTTATGAAAATTTACAGATGCGTAGAAAGGCTGAATACTTAAAATATAGAGGTGTTAATAATCCAGGATATAAATCAAATGAATTTTCAAATATAGTAAGTAATCAGGCGCGTAAAAATTATAGTGCAGCAAAAATACGAGAACTCGCTTTAACTAGCACAACAATATCTTGTAATAACGCTGTTGTGATAACACCCCCTTCAAATTCGGGAATTAATGACCCTAATTTTCCGGGTTATTATTTATCTCCTTTGGTTCAATTTCGTAATTATCTTTAATAATTATGGTCTGAACTCAGGGTTTACACAAACATCCATTGTAGGAAAAATTTGCCCGCTCATACAAACATCACCTTCATAAACATCAGTACACTCTCTCATATGATTATCAAACCCGATATAACAATAACCATTTCCTTTAACCATTTGATTATTTTTATATTTTGTTTCTATTTTTGCGTTTAAAGTTCCTACGCCTCCTGACTCCAATTGAGTATTTTTTTCCTTTTCCTTTTTTTCATTTTTTTCAATACTATCTGGTTGTATATCTACAGGTTTTGATTTTATTTCACTATCCTTTTCATCTTTTTCTATTTTTTCTATTTTTTCTATTTTTTTATTTATATTTTCAAATAAACTATTGTATTTACTTTCAAGTTGTGCTACAGTATCTGTTTTATTAATTTCATTTGTTTTTTTAAAGAAGTCAAATATATTATTACGATAATAATACAATATTGATGCAAGTATTATTAATACCGTTAAAAATATAATGGCGCTAATAGTAATATTTGAAGGTTTAATTTCAGGAAATACACTTTTTGTTGAGGCATCATTTGCATTTGAATTTGCATTTTCTCCATAGACATTTTTAAATTCATTTTTTATCGTCCTTTTCATTTGATTTGAATCCGAGAAGTTTTCAGAACTAGTTAGAGGCGTTTTTACGCCATTTGTGTTTCCTTGAAACGCCTTGTCTTTACCATACATATTTGAAAATTGTCTTTTAAGTACATTCTTTGCCATAATTATACTATACAAATAATTTATTCAATTACTTCTGATTTCTTAATCTGACTAAATATAAGTTCTATATTATCCTTCAAATGTGCAAAAACTCCGGTATTTTCTATAATCGGTTTATTAAAGTCAATGTTATCTGTTATGATAAGCATCACACAATAATTTAAAATATATTTCTTTTTTTTATTTGATTGCGGAGTATATTTTATATTAAATAGTTCAAATAAAGATTCAATTACTTTTGTTAAGAGTAAAGGTTCCTTAAATGAAAAAAAGATTTCAAATAATATCCAAATAATATTTAAATGTTTTGATTTAATAAAATCTCTTGATTCACAAAAAATTGGTTTTTTCTTCTTTTGAAGCATCTCATCATAACCAATAATCCAGTCAATCCAATATAGTATATCTATTTTACTTTTTGTCTCAACCAAATGATAGACAAATTCATTTAATGAAATGAATAATTCTTTTGGGTCTCCCTCTTTAAAATACGGTTTAATATATTCCACATTAGGCGCCTTTAAATTTTGAAATACTTCTTCAAACTTAAAAACAAACTTCATCATATCAAGAGTGGTATCCTTTTTACATTCTGATAAAATTTGCGTAATGCTAAATAAAATAAGACGTATTTCATATATATTTCTTAATTCAAAATCATCTGAACTATTATTAGCCAATTCTTTAAATTCGGAGAACTTTTTGTATAGATAAAGTGGTATTTTTGGGTTATGTACATGAATATATTTGCAAATAAAATAAATATATAAATTCCATAACTCTATGATAAATCCGCTGCATAACAACTGCCCCGTCCAAAAGAATGCATCCTCTGTTTTATGATAGTATATACTTTTTTCAAGCTCCTTTATAACATTTGACTTTTTATAATTTGAAATTGTAATTGTTTTAAATTTTCTTCGTGAATCCTCTATTTCCATTATATCTCTTATTCACAAAAAAAAATACTATATTATACAAATGATATTATATGTATTAATATTTCTACTAATGGTTTATTTATTGTTAAGTAATAAAGAAGGGTTTACAGTAAATCAAAATACTCAATGTGTCATGAAAGAAAAGGTTTATTTAGATGATAATATCTATGATAATTTTTATACCTATCATTACGATGATATGATTGTTACAATTCCTTACTACGAAGAATTAATAAAAATGACAAAACATTATCTTTGTAAAGATAGTCTTACGCTATGTATAAAATCGCGGAATGGACATTTTGTTGAATTGTTATCAGGTATAAGCTCTACTATAGGGATTGATAATTCTAAATCTATGATACAAATGGCTAAATTTAAATATCCAAAAAATAACTACTTGCTTGGTTCGGTTTTAAAAAAGAATACCTTTAAAGATAATAAATTTACTCATATATTTTGCCCTTTATTAACAATTCATACCATTAAGGATATTGAACAGTTATTTAATAATGTCTCGGATTGGCTCGTCCATACAGGTATATTTATCATTTGCGTTGCACATATAGATTCTTTGCCTCTTTACAAAATGGTAAACCATAATCCATCACCGTGTTTTTCAACAAAATATAATTATTCCACAGAAATATCAAACCATACTCTTATTGAAAAGATAACAGATATAAATTACAAAACCCGCAAAAATATTCAGACATTGTATAATTATGATGAAAAAACAATTGTTTCTAAATGTAAACCATATGGCTTACACGTAAAAGAAACTTACAACATGTCTATTCCATTTACAGTGCTTGTAATGCAAAAGAAATCAATCTAATTATCTAGTATATTTTCCTATAGAAACAAATGTATCTAAAATATAGATTGTAAAAACTCCTAAAAAACTATAAAGCACAATTTCTTCATTCTTTTGCGTAGTTTTAATTTCCTTTTGTTCTTCAAACATTTCAATCATACGGTCTAATTTACTTAAAAGTTCATCGTTTGTTCCCGTTTTTTTATATTTTTCAACATTGTTATCATCCATCAACATGTATTGATTTGTTTTAATTTCAGGTAAAACAATATTGTTTAACTCTGATTTATAGAAATTAGATAATTCTGAATCATTATCCTCCTTTAGATTTTTGTGAATATCTAAAATAGTAGTATCTCCATATTTATTTGAAAAATCATTTTTTAATGGATTTTTTCTATCTATGTCTTGTAGATTGTTATAATTCTCGTGTTTAGAACTTGGAGGAGTCAAACTATTTTGTAACATATCACGACTCAATTTATTCTTTATTTTTTGATCCATTCCATCCTCTTTGTAATCAATAGGTGAAGCAAATAATGCGAGTGACATCGCTTTATTAGAATCAAATATATTTTTTTTATAATTGAACTATAATATGTCTAAACAAAAAAAGTCCAAAAAGTCTAAAAAGTTTGAAAGTTTTTTTGATATTATAAATGTTCTAAATGATAATAAATACTTTGCAGGGATTATTATGTTAACTATGAATATTGGTTCAAAATATGTGATGATAGAACTTAGTAAAACACAGGAAAATTATGTTAAATATTCTCTTGGTAGACAACTTGTTATTTTTTCTATTTTATGGATAGGCACGCGTGATATTTTTATTTCACTCGTTCTTACTGCTATCTTTATTTTATTGGTAGACTACATCTTCAATGAAAATAGTAAATACTGTATTATACCTGATAAATATAAACAAATACAAGATATTGTAGGCGGAGAAGTTGTTACTCAAAAAGAGGTAAACGATGCTATAAATGTACTAAAACAAGCACGAAAAAATAAAAATGAAAGAGAGGAAAAGGATGATATAGATGAAGTATTATATAAAGAAAATTTTATTTAAACCGTATAATATAATGACAATACTTTTAGATAGGTTAGTTACCTCTTATTATTGTGAAAAAATGGAGATTGATTTTACTGACTTTATTAATAACGATAAGGCTGAAAAGAATAATGCTAATAGATTATTTCCTATTTCGGAGTGTAAGGATAAAGAAGGTTGTTATAAAAAATATAAGGAATCCTATCTAAAAGGTGAGTTAAAAGAGCCAAAGAATAACGACGAGCGTATTATAAAAATATTGTTTGATAAATTATTTGAAAATACTTATAACAACCTATTAAAAAAATATTTGAAAGAAGGACAGAGACCCCTTTTTTTATTTCCAACCTTAAACAGTGACCCCAATGGCGAAGTTTATTTTAATAAAGTTCAATTGGATAAAGTTACACTTCCAGACAAAACTATCATTGATATGAAAGAAAAATATAAGGACTATTTTGCATTTATACCCATTTTTTCAGAATATACTGAAACAAAAGAGGAGTTTTCAGAAAAGATTGAAACTGCAATCATTCAACTTAAAGAGCGTGTCATTGATAAACAAAATACAGAAGAAGCGCAAAGAAAGGACCAAAACGCAAAACCTCTAATCTATACAAACATTGTCATAATGTTAAATAATGATGAGGAAAATTCATTTTTTACTTCAATGTATAATAAAGAATTAAAAAAGGAAAAAAAGGATATTTTAAATAGTAAAATAAAAGAATTTACCAATAGAACATCTATAGGGAAACAAAACCTTAGAACAGTTAATAAACCCGAATCTATAAAGGGTGTTACCATTAATTATTTTAAGTCAGAGTTAAAAAAAACAGGGGATGTTCTAAAGAGTACAACAATTGAGAGAGAATACGAACAAATAGTAACAGAATTAATTACACAAGTAAATGAGGCCTATAAAAGGGTTGTTGACAAAAAATATCTATCCCTGTTAACTTCCGATGAACAATCATCCTATCTTCGTATCTTTTATAGAGTAAATTTGGATAAAGAAATAAATTATAATGAGATTAAACCTGGTAACGAATATTTATATCAATTAAATAATTTGACTATTGATTCATTTGATAAAAAATTAAGTTCAATGGATGTAAAGGATTGTAAAACTTATATAGGGTTTTTGAATATTGTCCCTGGGTTTAAAACAAGATATACCTTTCAATTGCATAATCTTAATACAAAGGCGTATTGTAAGGATAATAAGGACCCAGAACTTACAGTCATTGATAAAGAGAATGAAGAAGAAGTTTCAGAAGAAAAATACGTTAAAATACAATTGGATATTAAATTTAATGGAAATGTAATAGAGGTTGAGACCTTGGGTAAAGTAAAAAGTAAAGGTATTTTGTCTTATTATAAAGACCTTCATATTTATGAAAAATACAGATGGTTTAAATTTAATGACCTAGATGGCTCTCTATCCACAGAGACAAAAATTAATATATATAAAGATACACTTTTTGATAAAGAATCATTGATAAAATTCTTAACTTCAAAGAATACTTACAATTCAAATACTAGACTAGCCTTGGAATTTCTTAAAATAAATATAGACAAAAAACAATTATTGGAATACACGTCCTATATTTATACAAATCTTTATAAAACACATATTTATAAAAATTCAATCTTTGGTCTTTCTGAAGATGCGTTCAAAGAAAAATGTAAAAAAGAAATTATGGAAATATTATTTCAACCAAATGAATTAATCTATTTTGGAGGAGGAGTTCGTGCAAAGGAAACCAAAACGGATATAAGAAAAAATTATAAAATTGTTTCCTATAATTATATTCAAACCGATAAACTAGAAGAAGGAAGATTTGATAAAGGCTTTGTTAATAATCAGGTTACAATTAATAATGTTGTTTTAAAAAAGATTACGGACCATTTTAATAACAAGGTATTTAGTAAAAGCAATGAACCTGAATTTAAGTATTGTAATTTGCATATTTTAAAAAATTGTGAATTTTTAAAGGAAAAAATACAAAAAAATGAGAGTAGAGCAATCGTTATCGTGGATATTACAAAAGATAATGTAGATATTAAAAATTTAAAGAAGGCTTCAGACTGTAAACGTTTAAGGCAAACAATTAAAAGACAGTATTATGAACTTTTAAATCCTATGGCCGCATACAATCCATTTAAAGCGTTTAGAGGCGGACGTAAAAGTAAAAAAAGACCAAGGATTAAAAGGTCAACGAGGTCCACAAGTAGATGAATCCAAAATACCCAATAAAGTATCTACACCCTGTTCTATTTGTTTATAATAGGACTCTGACTCTTTTTTCAGTTCTGTTATAGAATTAATTTTTTTAACAGATTCATCCAATGTTCTTTTTTCTTCCTCCAATATATTATTTAATTCCATCATTTTTTGTTGAATATTCATAATAGCATTTTCTTTCTCTCTTTTTATTTTTTCAAGACCCACCAATGTTTTATCAATATTTGACAGTTTATCGTTTAATATTGTTATCTTGCTCATACTTTAAAATACTTAATACCTAATATTTATATTATTTTAGATAGCAATTGATATTGAGTTTGCTAGACTCTTATCGCTTCTTCTCCTTCCTTTTCGGGTTGAAATGCCAGAAGAGCTTAGTTGCTCTATCTCGTCTGCACTTATAACACTGTCATTTTTATCATTGATGTTAATATTCTTTTTCAACCCGGTTAAAATACTATTAATATTTTCAGGACCAGGACCATTCATTTCTCTTCTGTTTTGAACTGGTTGAACTGGCTTAGGATGGCTTGTAAACTCATTCATAAAGTTGCTTACACCTGGGGTTGTTTTTTCCATAGACTTTACTGCTGCTGTTGTGAATTGTTTCATTAGGTCGGGGTTTTGTCGCATAATGTCATCCATTCCTGGTACAGAAGACTTGAACATTGTATTTGTCATATGGACCATTATTGCAGAGGAGGTTACTTGAAAAAGTAGCTTTAACTCTGGAGCCATTTTTGCCTTGCTCTTATACTTTTCTGCAAGTTCGCTAAAAATCTCGTCGTATTCATCAATGTTTTCATTAATTTGTTCTGCTAAACCATCTAACTTTATGTCAAAGGGGTCAAACTTTGTATTTAAAAATTCTAAACCAGTGATAAGTGTATTTAAAATTTTACCTTGAAATTGAACACTATTTTTGCGCTCTCTCTCGGAATAATGATGTTCATACTCTCCTTTCATTTCATCCAAAGAGGATTCCATCGTATATTGCTTTGACAAAGATACTCCCTTTGCTTCTAAGGTTTCTAGTTTCCGTAACATCTGAAACTTTTCCTTTAACAATTCTTCTCTCGTTTTTACTTCTACATTCTTAATTTCCGATTCAACGTTTATTTCATTAATGTGTCTATATCCATCAGAGGATTGTTTAAAGGTATCCATAGAGGCTGTGTCTCGCCCAATAGTAATGGGTTCTCTTTCAAAAGACATATTAATGGGCTTTGTTTCCTTCAAAAAATCAAACTCCTTTAATTCTTCTTCAAGAGAAATAGATGGGTCCTTTTTAAGTTGTCCTTGTTTATCATTCATAAGGAATTCAATTCCTCCTCCAAAGTCAGACGATGGTTTTAAATCGTATGTTTCTAGAGTAATCTCTTCCATATATGAATAAAAATATATACTATAACTTTAAATCTATCGCATTATATAAATTTATGGTTTTAATGAAAAAATCGTCCTTTATTTTTTCATTCTTTCCTAAATAATCAAATAACTGTAAGAAGCAGTCAGCAAGGTCATCTTTCTTTTTATGAGCCTTAAAATAGACAATTTGTTCGGGGTAGTGTTCTTCCAGTAAAAAATGTGTCAACTTAACACCAATCTTTTTTCGCTGTGTATAGGTGGTCTTGGTCTTTAAAAATCGTTTTAGTTTATTTCCTGCATTCCAATAGTGTATGTTGTACTTTCCTTTTGTTATAAAATACATAGTTATCATTCCTTGTAATGATTTCATTCTGATTGCATTTTGACCGATTTGATTCTCAATTAAAATCAAATCTATCTTATCAATAATTGTCTCAAGTGCCGTAAAAAGACCCTTGCTTAAATCTACCATAGTAAGATGGTTTGCATTCATTTTAGGGTCGCAGATTTCAACAACCTTCCAATCTACAATTTTTTCACCATCATAAACAATATAGGCAAGATTTTTAATTCCCACATCAATACTAAGATACATTATATATACCTGTTGTAATTCCTTTATTCTACTTCATCTAAAAGCATTAGCGCCATCGCTGAATAATTATGTAAATCAATCAGCGTATCTCTAATCCCCTCATCTTTTACTAGATGAATTCCATTCTTTGTAATAGACATTGACCTTTGTAATTTATCTTCCATTCTCATCAATACCCCAATGACCCCATACTTTGCAAATGCATCACCATAGTCTGCATTTTTTCTAATAAACAATTCAAGCGCTTCACTTTGAATGACCTTCATCTGGTCCACACGATTTACTTCCGAGACAAGGTCACTCATTTTAAATATAAAATAAAAAGGTCTTTAATTAACATTCAATCATCTTTTTATTATAAAGCATCAACTTAATATCTTCCTTGATTCTATTCAAACATTCATCGCTTTCTTTATTATTCAAATACTTCATAAACTTTTCTTTTAATTCTCTTTCGGGGTTTGTCTCAAGCCATTCTTCCAGCATCATCTCTTTCTCTTCATAAAGTCGCTCTAGTTCCTCTTTCTTGTTTGCGAGGTTCCAGTTATGTCCGTCATAAACCATAATATATTTATCTTTGATATTGGATATATAAATATTCATATTTTCCGGCTTACAAGGATTAAAGTGTATCTTTTCTATCATATGTTTTACACAATAGTTTACTTTCTTAATACAACTTTTATAGTCGTGGTCTGTTAAATGACTTGTATCTGTATCTCTATAGGAAAGTAATGTAATATTTTGTATGTTTGTTGTGTTAAAGGAACCATTTATTTCTAATTTACCCATTAACTTATCAATTTGTTTTGACTGTGTCTCAATCTTTTTAAATTGACTTTCTATTTGGGTTGTCTGAGTTTCTATTTTATATTCTTGTTGTTCTAATCTTAAATTTAATAAACGGACTAACTCTGTTAAATCTTCTGTTTTATTTTTTGTACAAAGATACTTAATATGTTTAGATAAGGAAGATTTATGTTTATAGACTTTTTCACAGTACTTACATTTTAAAGTATCGCCTAACTTTTGACTAACTCCGCCTAACTTTTGCCTAACTTCGCCTAACTTTTGACTAACTTTTAAATGTTTGATAGATTGCATATGTTTATTAAAATTGGCTTTGACAAAGGTTCTATAATTGCAACATTCGCAAAAGAAATCCATTTTTATACTAATTACTAATATTTTATTTTTATACAAAAGTATAAATAGTATTTCTTGAATCTTTTATGGATACAATTCATTTATACTTTCATATAATTTATGAGACCATTTATACTAAAGTATAGACTAACTCAAAAGTATAAAAGTGCGGGAGAGGGTGGCCGAAAAAAAAATATTTTTTTATTTGGAAGGCCCAAAAAACTTTTTTAAAAAAGTCCCGGATTTCTCTCCGGACTTTCCGCTGAACCTTGTTGACTATTTTTGATTAATTTATTTTTATTTATATCTTATTATGATGTCATACATCCTTATCTTTTATATAATCCATTTTAAGCCATTCTTTATCTTGTAATAATTTTAAATCTATTGAACCAAATGTTTTAATTTTTTCTTTTAATTTATCTAATATTTCTTTCATCTTTTCAATATTTTCTTCCGTGACTTCTTCTTCTGACTCTTCAGGTTCAAAGTAACTATTGCAATGCTCCACCAAATTTTTAAAAGAAATAAGGTCCATTTTTATAAGACGATAAGAATTAAAAAATCAATTTTAATATCCAATAGGATCTTTAAAATTAGGAGGTGGAGGATTAATTGTAAATTTTTTATAGTTAAAATCATCAAAATCTTTAATAAAGTCTTTCAAATAATCATAAAGTTCTGTAGAATTTTCTATATTATTTCTTCCTGGAAAACTTATATTTAAACTTGATATTTTATAAATTTGTAAATCCTTAAAGATATATTTAAAAGTATGTATATCAAGATGAGAATGTAAAGTAATTATTATTTTAATTTCATTGTTTATTTCTATTATTTTTTTTATATGGTCTAAATAAGGCTTGAAACTTGGAGAATGACCGTCCACTGGAAACCTAAAATTTATTACTATATTTTTTATATTTTTTAATTTATTTATAATTTTATCAAATGTTTTTGCAAGATGGATTATTTTTACTTCATCAAACATCATACAGGTATCGCTTGGTGAATGATAAACAAAGTTTATATCACTACAATTTGTATCTAAAAATTGATGATTATCTGCAATTGTTATTATTTGTTTGTCGTCTTCCATTTTTTTCAATTTATCTTCTTCTAAGCAATCTAATCTATTCTCCAAGTATTTTAAACGCTGTTCCATCAAAGATAACTTGCTTTTTACTTCATATAATTCCTTTTCAAGATTAAAGTAACTATTGTAAGGCTGTACTATCAAATCTTCAAAGGAAATAAGGTCATCCATTTTATAATAATCTTATTGTATTATGAATCATTCAATTTTACAAATATTTGATAAAATTATAAATATCCTTGCAAAACTCCCCCAAAATATACTTTGTATGTTCTATGGAAAAACCACAGATAGTAGTTGCTTGACAAATAAATATTCCAAAAGCAAAACCAAAAGAAAAGGAAATATAAAAAGATAATAAGTTCATATCTATTTTAGATTACAAACTTTAAATGATTCATAATACAATAAGAATATAAAGTATAACCCTAGAAAATAATATCTTTTATATATTATATGAACCAGACAAATGAAACGAATGATGAATTTGAATTTGACTTCGCATTATGTCACGGTTCGTATCTTTATTGTTGCTGAAGAAAATGAATTTATAGAAAAGGTTCCTATTGAAAAAATGTACGGAGAGATTTTAAAATTGTTAGATGAAAATTATAAGTTCTTATTTATTGAACCAGGTAATCCGTGGCCAAATAAAATCATATAAACTAACGCTAAAGCTCCTAATAAAATACTTCTGTTTTCAGCAACCACATCTTTTTGACCAAGTACAAAAACCATAAATAGGTACAATAACGCGCCAATTAAAATAGAATGTAATAACATCATACGTCCGCTCTCCATTATTTATAATAATGATTAAATTTTCTAAAAGATATAAACCCTAATTCATTATACATAAAATGCGATGTATAATGTTTTTATTTGCACAGACGACGTTGGGGTTTATTCCAATCTTTCCGTATAGTAGAAAAAGTTCTATTTTTTATGATGGAAATAATAAGAATAAAAATAAGTTACGCGAAATAGATTATAATTTGAATCGTCAAAAAGGTTTAATGAAACAGTTGGTCCAACAGAAGAAATCAATTATTAAAAATATGACGGGTATTGAATTGTCTCTCTCAGATGAAGATTTTCTGGAACAATATGTAAACGAAGATTACGACGAACATCAAGAACAAATCATCATTAGGTTTGATAAGAATTCTTTTGATTCTGATAAAGATTCTAATACCGAGACAAAGAGTGAGAGTTTTGAAGTACTAAGGGACACTGGTTATTCTTTTAAAAGCGTAGGAGGTTATGCTTCCATTAAAGAAGAGTTGATGCAGTGTGCAGACCTTTTAGTAAACTATGAAAAATATAGTAAATATAGTGTAAGAACTCCTAAAGGTCTTATTTTAGAAGGGCCTCCTGGAAATGGCAAGACTCTTTTGGCTAAGTCATTTAGCGGAGAGATAAAGGTTGGTTTCATTGCTGTATCGGGTGCACAGTTTCAAGAAAAGTATGTGGGTGTTGGCGCGTCAAGGGTGAGAGAACTCTTTGACCTAGCCTCTAAAAATGTCCCGTGTATTATTTTTATAGACGAGATAGATGCAGTATGCCGTAAAAGGACGGACCAAACAGGTCACGCAGAGCATGATTCAACCCTGAATGAATTGTTAGTAAACTTGGATGGGTTTAAAAGTACAAAGGGAATCTTTATTATTGGTGCAACAAATCGGGTAGATTTACTGGACGATGCATTAACAAGGCCTGGAAGGATAGATAAAAAAATATACATTGGAAATCCTGACAAGGATACACAAGAGGCTATTCTTAAGATTCATATGAAAGGAAAACCAATGGAATATACTCCTATGGAAGATTTGCTTGTGATGACTCAGGGGCTTTCTGGAGCGCAGATAGAGAACCTATTAAACGAGGGAATGCTTCTTGCTTTAAGAAATAACAACACTCATATGTGTAGAAATGATTTAGAAATGATTGCAAACCGTATCCATACGGGTTATCAGTCAAATGAAAAGAAAATTACAGAATCGCAACTATTTCAAATCGCTATCCACGAAATGGGACACGCCTACACTGCTCTGTTAACAAAATACAAAAAAATCATAAAGGTAAGTATTAATTTATTTTCTCCACAGTGTCTCGGGTTTACCTTGTTTGAAACCAATCAAAATGTGCTCGTTACAAAGCAAGAACTACAGTGCGAGATTATGGTTCTTCTTGGAGGGCGCGTTGCCGAAGAAGTGTTCTGTATAGGCGGGTTGACAACGAGCGCAAGCCGAGACATAGAGTACACAAAAAGGATTGCCGAACAGATGATTCTTATTTACGGAATGGGAGATAAAGTATTTTACCCGCAAGGTTCAAATGAATACAGAGAGATGATTGATAAGGAAATTGATAATATTATTAAGGAATCCTATGATAGAACAAAAACGTTATTACTAACCATACAACCGCTCATTAAAGAGTCAGCAGAAAGGTTAGTAAAAACACGAGAGGTTAAGGTGAGTGAATTACAAGAATTGTATAAAAATTATGTGTTGAAACTTTAATCATAGGTTGGTTTCATTGGACGGCGTTTTTGGTCATCTAATTTTTCTCTGGAAAGATAGATGTTCTTAGGGAAAGAGTATTCATAGCCAGGCGGTCTAGAATCATCTTGTACGCCTTTAAATAAAACAGGAGCACCGTTTTGTATACGATTATCAAATTCAGGAGATATATTTTCTAGTATCATAGAACTATAATTGTTTTTCATAATAGAAAGAGCATTTTCTGTTAAATATTTTCTATATTCGCTATTTGTTTTTATAAAGTTTGCTTTTTTGATATTCTCATTTACAACAGCGTCAGGCATGTAATGTGTAAATAATCTTCCATCATTTAGTATACCAGGAAAGCTATCGGTTGCATTATTATTTGTTTTATATTCAGTAGCCCACATTATATTATTAATTTATATTTTATATAGTGACTTCCTGTTCAATATCCTTTACTAAATCCAACAATTCATCTTTTTTCATATTATGCTTAGGTTTAACACCCTTTGAGGTAAGAATATCCTTAAGTTGCTTTATAGACATTTTATTGTAATTTGACTCGGGGCTATCTAGTGTAATACTTATTTGTTCAAGAACAATTTCTTTTGTATCCCGTGTCTCAACCTCGCCTAAGTCCAAAGTATCAAGGACCAAGTCCTCTATCTTTACTTCAACCTCCATTTTAATCTCTGGAGGTTGAGACACAGATATCTCTAAAACCTCAGGACAAAGCTCGGGTTCAATGTCCTGAGAAACTTCCCAAAACTCGTGTTTAGACAAGACTGGAGGAGTCCCTGGAGGAGTAGGAGGCGAAGTAGGAGGTTCGGCTTCATAATCAGAATCGCTCTCGGAGTCAGAGTCAGAGTCCGAATCAATCACACGCGGCTTTAATAGAGGGTCCTGAGTATAGTCTACACGACCAGGCTCTTCATTCAAGGTCTTAATAAAGGTATCTGTTTTTTTTGTAGAATCTCTTCTTAATAACTCGTATAAAATTTTGGCCTGCTCTGTTTGAGCGGTTTCCAAAATCTCATACTTTCGTTTAAAGTAATAACACATCAAAGAAACCAAAATAAGATTGATAATCATTCCAATAAAAAAACTGCTTATATCCAAGATAGAAGAGAAGTTCATTATGAATAAATGCGATATTCTTTTATTTAGGTTTAAACGAAAACTATTTTTACAAATCTAATTCACAAATCCAATTGTTTTAATATATATTTTCCGCCATTTATGGTAGATATACCCTCAACTAACTTATATAAATATTCAATGCAATCTTCTTTTTCAATTACTTTCATTTTCATATTATAAAGATGGGGGTCATTTTCAAAAGATTTACATAAATCAACATAATGAGTTGTAATCAAATAATCAACACTGTTGCATTGATTCATATTATTTAGATAGAGTTTTGCACACATTACTGCATCGCTCGGGTTTGTACCGGAATACAATTCATCAAAGATACACAAATGAGTTTTATTAGGGTTTGTGTTAATAAAATCAATAATCTCCTTACATCTTCGTGCTTCTGCTTGGAATAAACTGTCTCGCCCTGAAGTATCTGGAATGTTCAAATAAGAATGAAAGGTATCATAGCACTTTATCCTTGCAGATTTATAACACCCGCAACCAAACTGCTGACTCATCAATGCATTTAATAGTAAAGATTTTAAAATGGTTGTTTTTCCAGAAGCATTGGGACCGCTTATGACAATATTCTTCTTTAAAACTATGTCATTAGATATAGAACTATCTATATGAGGCAAGTAGTACATTTTCTTCATTTTTGTATATTTTTTAAATTTGCAAGCGTTTAACTTTTTATCATCTACAAGTTTTTTAACACTAATCATATCTGTATTGTATTGGTTAAGATAGAAAGTGTATAAAATGGTTGAATTGTGTTCAGGATTCATAAAAAAGTCGTAATAAAGATTCATTAAATAACCCAATTGTCCAATTTTAATAAAGGTTGAATCCGTTAAAATAATACCTTCTATTTTAGCATAAAGGTCCTCCATCTTTTTACGGTAATCTTCCATCGTAAGATAAAATTTCAAATAGCTAGGATATAGTTTAATGTATTGTAGCGAGTCTACAAGATTCATAGAGCGAGACAAATGGTCTTTGTATTTCAAAAGAAAATCATAGACTTTATGAATATTGCAATAAAAAGACATACAAGATGTTATATTTGTGTAAACTTGAAGAAAATAAATAAAAATAGATACAATTGCAGATGATTTTTCTTGAAAAGAAACTTTATTGAATCCCGAGATTAGTTTGTATAAACTTGTATTTGATAATACGTGTTTTAAATGTTCAATATACAATTGAATTGTAACAGGAATACCACGTAACTTTAAAATAACAAATGGCATAATCAAAATAAATAAAGGCGAAAGCAAGGATAGCAAAGGACAAGATAAATTATACAACCCGAGACAATGTAAAAACGCACTTGAGTTATTTAATCTCTGTAAAAATTTAAGACCTACGTATTGGTACTTATCAATAAAATTTGTCTCGGTGCAAAAAGTATGGTACTCTTGATAGAATGGATTAAAGTCGTAGGTGTTTGGGGTAATATTTTTTAACCATTTTTGGGTTTCCTTCAAAAAAGAGGTATCTGTGGTATAAATAGAAGACCACTTATTCATAAGAAGCGAATTCTCTGGTAAAATGAATTTATAAATAGAGGGAGATGCTATTTCTAAATCTTGGCGTATAATATCATTTAACTTATTATGGGCTGTGTATTCAATCGGCAATTTAAAATCATACATCATACTATGTTCTTTACCTATCTCATATAAATTATTAATCTCTTTTTGATAGTAATCCATTATAAAAGAAATAGTTTTAAAATATATTTATAAAACGTATAAATATATTTATAGAAATAATACATATGTACTCTTATGAAACAATCATAGACCTTTCTTTTAAAATGAAAAAGAGTACATTGTCAGATGAGGCTATGGCGAAATTAAATAATATTAGGAAAACATTAAACATACCTGTTATAGAAATTATAAAGAAAACGGTAATCCAGAAAAAACAATCGGAGATTGCTCAGATTACTAAAATATTAAATAAAATGACAGAAAATAACTATGAAAAATTAAAGATTGAATTATTTGAACTGGTCAAATCAATTGAGTCTATAGAAGATATTCATAAAATTACAAATACTATTTTTAACATCGTAAGCATAAACCTATTTTATTCTAAATTCTTTTCAAAATTGTATACAGAATTGATACCGTTGAATAAGGAGTTTTTCTTTGTATTTCAAGGACATTACGACACTTATTTAAATGAACTTAATGATATAGAATACGTCTCTTCTACTACAGATTACGACAAGTTTTGCGATTACAACAAGGAGATTGACAAGATGGAATCTATGCTTTCTTTTTTTATTAATTTAATGAAAAATAATATCTGCAGTGTAGACAATATTGCAAACCTATGTATTTCAATACAAAAAAAACTCAATAGTGGTATAGAAATAAGCGGACAACAAGAACATAATGATAAGTTATTGAATGCAATCTATATTATTATAAAGGAGTCAATTGACTATTTGATTTTTAATGGACAAATGGAAATCATAAATAATAATATAGAATATATTACCAATCATCCAAAGATAACACCTAAAATAAAATTCAAATGTATGGATATAAAAGATATATTGAAAAATTTTTGATTTCTATTAATTATAATTGAATAACATAAAAAGATTATATTCTTATTATAAAATGGCTGTTGATTCGCGGATTAGTTCAAAAACTTATAAAACAAATGTGGACGAATTAGAACCAAACGACCAAAATATAAAGAGCGAACTATATGAGGTTTCTATTTTCAACCACGTCATAAAAATATCTCCTGGATTAGTGATACAAGAAGATAATCTTTCGTATTGTTACGTATATGCTATTAAAAATAATAAGGTCGTTAAAAAGATTGGCGTGTATGAAACCTTAGACGAATCTCCAGATGTATTTGATTTATCAACCTTTAGAGAAGGGTCATTATGTTTATTTGATGTTTATGAAAGAAATCCAAGCCTTATTTTAGAACTAGAAGAAGCAACATCTACACCAGAAACAAAAGATACAGAAGATGTATTTGATTATCTTTTAACCAAAATAAATGATGATGAACCTGATAAAAAGATTGCTCTTACCAAGAACTCTTATAAGGGAATTCTTTTAGTGTTGACCACAAAAAAGAAGGTACAAGAAGATGAAAATAGTAGGATTATAACAAATCTTCTTAATCTCATAAAGAAAAGTATTACAACAAAGAAATATTTCAATGAAACAACTCAAGAGTCTATTAAAAAATATGCAAAGGAATTAAATAAAAAGATACTGTCATTAATTGTCTCGGAACCCTTTTTAAAGATACGATTCATCTTTACCCAGGATGATATGGTCTATGACGATTCTGAATTTAGGGAATGGTCTATTAAAACCGATATAACCGAATATGTAATTGTCTCGGTAGATACGTTTGAAGTCCTTGACACTTATCCTGCTGATAGTTTAATTGAAAAGTATAAGGATATGTTGGTTGTGTCAATGCCACAAGGAACCTCGTTGAATACAGAGTCTAAACTAGAGACTAAATTAGAACCAATGAATGAAATAAGGGGGTCTAGTTTAAATGGTCCAAAAGAGAGTAAGGTCAAAAGCGTACCCTTTGACCCAGCAGAAGTTGATTTGAATGCACCAGAGCCAGAACCACCAGTAAAGTCTTCAAAACCGTCGGTAGAAGAGTCAAAAACAAAAACAACTTCACAAAAGAGAAAGGTCAAACCTCAAGGCCTTGAAGTTGATTTAAACACAATAGATGAAGCAGAAGAATCTCTAAAGTCTTTAAAACCATCAGTAAAACCATCAGTAGAACCATCAGTAGAACCTTTGGAAGCCGAGACAAAGACCAAGACAAGAAAAACACGCACTCCTAAAAAGGAAGAACCTGAAGAACCTAAGAAGATAAAGGCTCCTGGTGCATCAATAAGAACCAAAACAAAGTTAACCTAGTAAAGATAAATTATTATAAGAATATATGAGTAAATTACGTTCGGGTTTAGCAAACGATCGCCGTAGATACACTTGTCATTGCGAGCATTCTATTGGTATTGTAAGTGGTCCAGGTTCTATTTATGGAAATTTAACACAAGTTACTATACCAGGTTCATTCATAGATACAGGATATCAAAATATTCCTAATACTTTGGATGATGGAGAAGTCCCTATTCCTATGGCAAACATCGTTTTTAATTTTTTTGGTACAAATTATTCAAATAATTTATTTTGGGCATCAAATAATGCATTAATGTTTGGTACAGCCAACACAAACTCAGAAATAAATATTCCTCGTAATATACCATCTATATTGTTAGGAAATTATGATAGAGTTCTAAAAACATTTTATTATAAAAACATTGTAAATCCACAATATTCAATGACTATATTAAATATTACCTTTTATAATTATTATACAGATAGTATTTCTGACCCTACCTATCAATATCAAGTAAGGTTGATTAAAGAAAATGTTGGATATCAAAGACAATTTGTTGAAGTATCTATCATTTCTAGTCCACCAAGCCCTGGATATTCAACTGGTATTAGCACTTATCCATCTGGAAGTATTGACGCAAATGGAAACACAATAGATTCAACAAAAAATTCTCCATACAATATTACAAATGGTAATAGTTTTTTAAATCCGTGTGGTTCCACCTTTTCAACAAGTAGTCCAAGTGCAAATACTTCATTTGTTTTTTCAAGCGATTCAAGTGGAACTTATTGGAGTTTCAATAATAATTCACACGTATCTTAGAATAAGTATTTTAACACTCACAAGAGTTAAAATATTTATTTTTTCTATTTGTTAAACTTTTCTAAAAGTTTATGCGACACTCTTCTCAAAGTGTCCGGAAAGGTAACGCTGAAGATTGAAGTAGGAAAGATGCTGGGATGGGTCGGCTACAGTCTTCTCGTCATAGTTAAGAAGCTTCTTTAGTTTCTCATCCGCAAGAATGAGGCGACCATTTGCCTTGTCCTGAAGAGAGTTAGAACGGATGTAAGCAGTAATCTGCTTGGTTACATCTGTGCGCGCCATAAGAGTGCCAGGCTCCTTACCAAGGAAAGTTGCGAGTTCATCGCTAATCTTGGTTGGCTTAACGAAGCCACTAGGAGCACGGTTTCCCTTGTTCTTGTTCTTGCGAGCATTGAACTTATCCAACACTCGCATCTCGCGACCTACAAACTTCTCAAGATGTTTTAGTTCGCTCTTTACAAGACTTAGTTGCGATGTAAGGTCGTGAACAGTCTTGTTTAGATTGGTAAAAAGAGCGCCAAGAGAAACTACTGCCTCAACTGGAACTACATCGGTAACAGGGTCAGAAACTTTCTCTACAACAGGAACTGGTTCGGGTACTGGAACATCAACCTTTACTGGAGTGTCAACATTCTTGGGCGCCTTTGGCGCCTTTGTTGCTTTAGTCTTTGCTTCCTTGATTGCCATTTTATATATATCTCTTGTATATTCTTTTTATATTCATTTTATCCATATATTATTTATATTATTTTTAACAGCGTAGTGAATGCATATAAGTTTTTTAAAATAAAAATGAATAAATAATATAAAATAATTTAGGAGAAATTTACGAATCCTAAGTCAAATGACCGAATTATAAAGCCACGGCATTGCTTCTGCAGCAGAATCGCTCACTAATGTTAACGCAGTTAAAATGTAATAGGCCCCTAATGATTGGTGTTCTTCTAAAACAGCCTTATTTAATAATTCGCACATAATGTGATAACTGTATTGTTTTAATAGATTAATATCAATTGTATTGTATTCAATCATAAACATCGGTATACTAGTAAAAGGGCTTGCGGTAATAGGACATATCAATATTTTTATTTCTGGAGTAAGTTGCGCGCGATAATTCCATATATCGTGCAATTCTAATATAAACTTTTTTATTTTTGGCTCGTCTAATCGTGTAAACCATTCAATCTGTGTATAGTTACCTAAAAAATCCATCTTTTGAAAGAGAGTACCTATTTTTTGGTCAATTGTGAAATTTGGCTTTTCAACAAGGATGGAGTGTCGGGTTTTATTCAAAATAAAATTATAACGCATTCTAGTCATAACATTTTTTATTAATTCTTCTGTAAATGGGTTTCGCGTATACGGATTGTATTTCATATTTCTTATAATTAAATTATGTATAGAGATTGCGTTAAAACCGTAAATAAAAGTATCACTGTCTTTGAAACTAATAAAGTAATAATAATCAATCTCGTTTGTATTTTCGGTTGTTAAAAAATCATCAATATTATTACAGATTCTTCTATTAAATAATGCGGGTCCTTGTGTTTTATTAAATAACTTTATAAAATATTTACGCCACAGTTTCTGTATTAAAACACAACAATAATTCTTTTTTAGAAAAAGATAACACTCCTCCTTTATTTTTAGTTTTATTTTATTTTTCCATTTTACTTTAAACTTTTCGCCTATCATTTGCAACTGTTTTATCGTATATGAGTTCTTTTCCAATAAATTAAAATCTTTATAAGATAAAGGTAGGTCCATTATATATTTATTATATTTATATTTAAACATTTTAATCAATTATTAAGAATATTATATATTATGGTGCGAATAAAAAAAAAATTGATTTAAAGAATTAGGTAGTAATAATATAGTAAAATGGCTAACCTAATTGTTAACGCAAAAGACTTCTCACCAGCAACCAATATGATTTACGGGAAACCAAAAGTAAATTCAAAAGGAGGTAAAAGTATTGGAATCACGAATTCTAAGACTCGCCGTGCGCTGATGATTCATACTCCTATGATGCTTACTTATGGTGTAAATAAACACGTAAATGATGATGGTTCTACTTCTTATGATATGGCGATTCAACTTCCTCGTGAAGAATTTGCAAGTGCTGAAACTCGCGAACTTCAAGCAATGATGGCTGAAATGGAAGAAAAGATTGTAAATGATGCTTTTGCAAACTCGCGTGATTGGTTCGGTAAAAAGTATAGCAGTCTTGAAGTGGTTAAAGAGTTTTGGACACCTATTCTTAAATACCCCAAGAACAAGGATGACGGAAGTTATGACACGACTCGTGCACCAACTATCAAAGTCAAACTCCCTTTCTGGGACGGACAAGCAAAGTTTGATTTGTTTGATTTGAAGAGTTCTCCAATTTATCCTAATGATTCAGGTTCAACTCCTGATGAGTTGGTACAAAAAGGAAGTAATGTTTGCTGCACGCTTTTGTGTGGAGGTGTTTGGATTACGGGTTCTAAGTTCGGCGTGACTTGGAAGTTGAGTCAAGCAGCAGTCAAGTCGCCTGAGACATTTGAGAAAGGAAAATGTTATGTATCTGTTTGCGAGAAAACGTATGACAGTGACGAAGAGAATTTTGATATGAAAAAGATGTCTACAGCAGTATCTGAGCCTGTAGTATCTGAGACTGTAACTCAGTCTGTAACAGTGTCTGTATCTGAACCTGCATCTGAACCTGCAAGCGAGACTCTAACAGAGCCTTTGTTAAGTGAGCCTGTAAGCGATACGGTATCAGAGCCTGCAAAGAAAAAGGTTGTCAAGAAGAAGGAAAAGGATGGGTCTAAAGAAGTATAAATATAGTTGACAGGTTTGATGCATCATAAATATCTTTACTAACACGCGGAATACCCCTTTTTTCATTTATTTCATTTGTTAAATTACTTATCCGTAGTAAATTAATATGTTCGCGTTTGATATAAATATTATTATCATCATCTAAATACAAGTTATTTAAAACAGGTTTAATAATAACTTTTATTTTTTTATTAAAAATAATTTCGTGATGCCATAAAGGTATGTAAATGTGTTCTTCTTCTAAATAATATATATCCTTATTTATAAGATTTTCAATGGTAGGATTAAGCTCATATGTTTTGTATTCAGACAAATGATTTTCAATGGGGTTTAGAACATATTTTAAAAACAAAGGATGTTTAAAGAGGGGCGAATCTATGGTCTTTAAAAAATACGCATACTTTCTTAAGATAGATTCATCAAATTGGTCCATAAAGGTTTCGGACTTTTTTATAAATTCATAGGCCTCCTTTACCTTAATAAATTTTTCCTTGTTTCCATTTTTATCGGGATGATATTTTAGACACGCCTTTTTATATTTTTTTTTTATAAGCTCCGAATTATTTCTATCTGAGACATTTATATTAAGTATTTCACACGCAGAGTACAAATCCATTATACATAATTAAAAAATATATTTATATTTATATGCTAAAATTAAAAAACGCGGTTAATTCATTTGTATTGACTAAAAAGAAAATGAGCAAAAAGAATCGTAAAAATAAAACAAAGAGAAGACGTATGAGAGGCGGGTTTGGTTTTGGAAGATCTTCCTCTGTTGTTCCTGCTCCTGCTGCTGCTTCTGTTCCTGACTCTGATGTTCCTGAACCTGCTGCTGCTCCTGTCTCTGATGTTCCTGAACCTGCTGCTGCTTCTGCTCCTGTTCCTGTCTCTGATGTTCCTGCTGCTTCTGCTCCTGTCTCTGCTGCTTCTGCTTCTGCTCCTGTCTCTGCTGCTTCTGCTTCTGCTCCTGTCTCTGCTGTTCCTGACTCTGATGTTTCTGTCTCTGATGTAGGTAATATTTTTAAAAGTCGTGTTACTGGATTTACTCCAGGTACTAAAACTACAAGTGTTAATGTTCAAAAAGTAGAAGAACCAATTACAGGCGGTTCCCGAAAAAAAAAATCAAAAATAAGGGGAGGTACGCGTAGAAGATGATAATTGTGTAATTTGGCTAATGACGTTTTACGACCGAATCGCCAATATGCATTTTCAAATGAAGAATAAACAGCTCAAGATGATAAATAGACCTATATTTCGTATTGTAACGCGTAATGATAGGAATCAAAGAATCTAGAGAGCAGGTCAATCGTCCCGTTTTAACCATTTCAAAATAAATATACCTGAGACAATTGTGAATGTCAAAATTGTAGGTTGATAATTGATAAATGAGTTCTCTCAGATGAAAAAGGTCATCTTGCTCTAAAATAAAAGAAACAATCTTATCGCAAAAAGGTTTGTATTCAAGACCATAAGACTCGGAACTATGTTTTTTAAGAGGAATAATCTGACAGATTTCCTTTAAAGAGGTCGGCAAAAAGGAAAGGTGTTTGGTGCAAAGAATATATTTAATCTTTGGATTTCTCATAAACGTATAAAATATGTTCAACAGTTCGTGGTCAATAAAGTGAAAGTTACGACAAAGAATAATTCCATAATCCATGCTTGCATCTATAATATTTGTAACACACGCATAAAACTCATTCCATAATACGTATTCGTTTGTTCCCAATAATTCAAAGTCTATTTCAAAATGAATATCACTCATATTAAAATACTTCTTATCATCAATATCAATTTCAAATTTACGTTTGTATTTTAACCCCGATTTACTGTATGGTTTTATCATATTGATTGCGGTTGTATATTTTAATGAATTTTCCGGACCATAGATAATGTAGGATTCATTCATTAACATAATATGGAATCAGTATTTAAATATATATATATTTATTAGTCTAGTATGAATATATATTATTCATTATCAAATATTGATTATAATAAGATTTATTTTAATAAGCCAATTTCAAATAAATTTTCAAACTATAACCTTTTTTATAAAATAAACTATAACATTTATTCTTTTACATTAAATTCGGTATTAATTTTATTGAATGAAATCAATGAAAAAACGGTTGAAGAATTGCAGGAACTTGAACGCCGTATTCTCAACAAGTTAAACTGTTTTATCAACAAGGAACTGTGCGTCTCTAATTTTAAAACAATTTATAAATACAAAACAGATAAGGTGTATATTCGTATATCAGGAATTTGGGAATCAGATACTCATATAGGATTAACAACCAAATTTGATGTCTTAACCGTCAACCGTAAAACAGTCTAGTATAACCTGAAGAATACAAACAGCAATCAAGTTGAAAATAAAGATAATGATAGAATACATAGACAATTGTCTTGCATACTCATTTGAATCCGCATTTTTTTGTTGTTTTAAAACATATTGCACAATAGAAATAACAATCATTAGTATCACCAAGACGGTAGAATAACCAGACCACATATAATATTGACTTGGTACATCTCCTTTATTGATGACTGTAAAATACTTAAAATTTAAACTAATGGTCCACATAATAATAATAAGAGTAAGGACCATAGCCCACGGTAATTTTTTAATATCACTCCACGTATCTGAACCTATATCTATGTTTAAAAAGATAATACCAACTAACGAAAAAAGGATAATACTATATCCCCAT